GTCTGCGATGGTGAGCGTTATGAAATCACCTCCGTAGAGGACGTCAAAGGTCGCGGGATGTATGTGGAAGCCCTAGCTAAAAAGGTGGTGGCTACCAGTGGCAAAGGTTGATATCAAAATGCCGGATGAGTTCTTGGAGCGAATGTCCAAGCTCGGCAGTAACTTTGATGCCATTGCAGAATCTGTCCTAGAAGCCGGTGGGGAGATTATTCTTGACAGAGCTAGGAGCAACCTATCTGCCGTGGTCGGTAGTGGTACAAAGTACGACTCTCGATCCACGGGTGAATTGGAAAATGCTCTCGGCTTGACTCCGGCAAAGGTGGACAGAAATGGCAATCACAATATCAAGCTTGGTTTTGCCGAGCCTCGTCGGGATGGTGGCAGTAATGCAAAGCTTGCCACGATCCTGGAATACGGTAAGCACGGACAGCCAGCAAAGCCCTTCCTAAAACCTGCTAAGAGTGCATCCAAAACAGCCTGCCAAAATGCAATGATGCAAAAACTGGAAGAGGAGGTCGGTAAGCTATGAGCGTTCTTGCGGACATCCAGTCGGCACTTTCCGGACTGGATATTCCTATGGAAACCGGTGTGTTTACTGGGGTAGCACCTGTGAAATATATCGTGGTTGTCCCCATTGTAGATACCTTCGATCTCCACGCTGACAATGCTCCCAATGCAGAAGTGCAGGAGGCTCGTATTTCCCTGTACTGCCAAGGTAGCTACACAAAGGAGAAGAATGCCATTGTAAAGGCACTGCTGGCAGCGGAACTGACCATCACAGAGCGAAGGTACATCGGCTATGAAACGGAAACCGGCTACTACCACTATGCGGTGGATGTAGCCCAATGTTATGAACTGGAGGAATGACTATGGCCACAATTGGTCTCGACAAACTGTATTATGCCAAGATTACCGAGGATGAGGAAGGCAACGAAACCTACGCCACCCCGGTTCAGTTGGCAAAGGCAATGACCGCAGACTTGTCTGTGGAGCTTGCCGAAGCAACCCTGTACGCAGACGATGGTGCTGCGGAAATCGTGAAGGAATTCAAGTCCGGCACCCTTTCTTTGGGTGTGGACGATATCGGTGCCGGTGCGGCTTCTGACCTTACCGGAGCAACCATTGATGCCAATGGCGTCGTGGTAGCCACCGCAGAGGACGGCGGCACTCCCGTTGCGGTTGGCTTCCGCGCCAAGAAGTCCAACGGCAAGTATAAGTATTTTTGGCTGTACCGAGTGGTGTTTGGCATTCCTGCCACCGCCCTGGCTACCAAGGGTGACAGCATCACCTTTAACACCCCCACCATCGAGGGTACGATTCTCCGCCGGAACAAGGTGGACGAGAAGAACCGCCACCCCTGGAAGGTAGAGGCAACCGAGGGCGATGCGTCTGTTGCCAACAACATTATCACCAACTGGTACAAGTCGGTCTACGAGCCGACCTACGCCACACAGACCGCTGAATAAGGAGGAACGGCTATATGAATGAACGCACTGCTAATATCCTCATCGGCGGTGAGGAGTACACTCTGCTGCTGACCACCAAGGCAACCCGAGAAATCGCAGGTCGCTATGGCGGCTTGGAGAACTTGGGCGATAAGCTGATGAAGTCGGAGAACTTCGAGATGGCTTTGGGCGAAATCGTCTGGCTTATCACGCTCCTGGCAAACCAGTCCATTTTGATCCACAACCTCAAGCACCGGGACGATCCCCGGGAACTGCTGACCGAGGATGTGGTGGAGCTGCTGACAGCACCTTCGGAACTGGCTACCTATAAGGCGGCAATCACCGAAGCTCTGTACAAGGGCACCAAGCGGAATATTGAAAGTGAGGCGGACACAAAAAACGCAGTAGCAGCCGAGTAACAGACGATGAACTGTTCACCCGGCTGCTTTATTATGGCTTGGCACATCTCCACCTGTCTGCGGACGAGGTGGATTTGATGTGCTTTGGCCTTCTTTTGGACCTTTGGGAATGCCACAAGCAATATTCCGGCATCTGCAAACCCAAACGGGAGCGTTTCATTGACGAAATAATCCCGGAAGGTATCTAAGGAGGTGGTGTAAATGGCAGATGAATTTGGCTTAAAAATTGGTCTTGATGGCGAGAAGGAATTTAAGAAATCTATCTCGGAAATCAACCAAACCTTCAAAGTCCTCGGTTCAGAAATGAAACTGGTGAATGCCCAGTTTGATGCCAACGATACCTCCGTAGAAGCCCTTACCGCCCGTCAAGAGGCGTTGGGCAGGCAGGTTGATGCACAGCGACAGAAGGTGGAAACCCTCCGTGCCGCGATGCAGAACGCTGCCGAGTCCTTTGGCGAAAATGATCGCCGGACGCAAGCTTGGCAAATCCAACTGAATAACGCTGAAGCCGCCCTAATCGGCATGGAGAAGGAGCTGGAGGATAACACCGCCGCCCTGAACCGTGCCGAAAAAGGGATGGACGATGCTGGAGACAGTGCTGATGAGATGGCGGAGGATGTGGAAGATGCCGCCGAAGAGTCCGATGAAGCCAAGGGTAGCTTTGAAGGACTAGGCTCTGTTTGTAAGGCTACGGCGGCAGCGATGGCGGCGGCTTTCGCAGCTGTTGCCACGGCTGCCGTTGCCGGTGCCAAAGCACTGGTCGAGATGACGACTGCGGGTGCAGCCTACGCAGATACAGTTTTGACGGAGTCTACAGTCACGGGTATCGCAACGGACAAGCTCCAAGAGTATATGTACGCTGCGGAACTGGTCGATGTTTCCACAGACACGCTGACAAAGTCGATGGCCAAGCAAATCAAGTCTATGAAGGCGGTGCAAGACGGCACAAAGCTTTCTGTTGAGGCTTATGAGAAGCTTGGCGTCCAGGTAACAAATACCGACGGCTCTCTGCGTGATTCGGACACGGTCTACTGGGAAGTTATCGACGCCCTAGGCAAAGTTGAAAACGAAACCGAGCGTAATGCCCTAGCAATGCAGATCCTTGGCAAATCCGCACAGGAGTTAAATCCGCTGATTGAGGCCGGTGCGGAGCGAATGAACGAGCTGGGTGAACAAGCCCACGCCGCCGGATATGTGGTCAGCGATGATATGCTGTCCGCCTATGGTGCGTTGGATGACCAACTCCAGTATTTGAGTGTCGGTGCAACGGCGGCAAAGAATGCTCTAGGCACGGTGTTGCTTCCGGTACTGACCGACCTTGCCACCGAAGGCAATGCTCTACTTGGTGAGTTCACCAACGGCATCTTGGATGCCAATGGTGACATCAGCAAGATGAGCGAAGTCATCGGCGAATTGCTCCCCCAAGTGCTGGATATGTTCATGGAGTTTTTGCCGGAACTGATGGAAATTGCCGGTGAAATTGTCGGCTCTTTGGCAAACGCAATCGTTGAAAATCTGCCTACGATCATCGATACCGCCTCGCAGATTATCTTTATGCTTCTGCAAGGGCTTATCGAGGCACTACCGCAGATTGCAGAGGGTGCATTGCAGTTGGTGCTGGCATTGGTCAACGGCATTCTTGCCAACCTACCGATGCTCCTCAACGCCGCTTTGCAGGCGGTGGTTACCCTAGCAACGGGTATCGCCCAGGCGCTGCCTACTTTGATCCCCACCATTATCCAGGTGGTTGTTCAGATTGTGCAGACCCTCATCGAGAATTTGCCGATGATTTTGGATGCCGCCCTTCAGCTGATTACCGGCTTGGCACAAGGTGTCCTGGATGCTCTCCCGGTGCTGATTGCGGCACTGCCGGAAATCATACTGGGCATTATCACATTCTTACTGGATGCGATTCCCCAGATCATCGAAACCGGCATACAGCTGATTACCTCCCTGGTGGCAGCACTACCGGAAATCATCACCGCCATCGTAGAAGCAATACCCCAAATCATCGAGGGTATCATTACAGCGGTATTACAGGCGATACCCCAAATCATCCAAGCCGGTATTGACCTGTTGATTTCCCTCGTCCAAGCGTTGCCGCAGATTATCACTACCATCGTTGGTGCAATCCCGGACATCATTACCGGCATCATCAACGCTGTTCTGAATAACATCCCCCTGATTATCCAAGCTGGCATACAGTTGCTGACCTCTTTGATCACCAACCTACCCACCATTATCATCGAAATTGTGAAGGCAATTCCGCAGATTATCACAGGCATCGTCAGTGCCTTGGGCAAGGGTGTATCCCAGATGGCAGAGGTCGGTGTCAACCTGGTCAAGGGCTTGTGGCAGGGCATCCAGTCCCTTGCTTCTTGGCTGTGGGATAAGGTCTCCGGATGGATTTCCTCTATCTGGGACGGCATTTGCGATTTCTTTGGAATTGCGTCTCCCTCGAAAGAGATGGGCTGGATCGGCGAAATGCTGGTGGATGGTCTTGCCGGTTCCATTAAAACTAACGGCAAAGACGCCGTGAAGGCTGCCGAAGGTATGAGTGCTGACATTACCGATGTTATGCACGGGCTTGCAGAGGATATGGAAACCGCACTGCCTACCGATTTCACCGTGGACGGCGACATCGGGGCTACGGTCAAAGCCTCGGCAAGTGGGGCTGTTGCACCCTCTGGCTTGCAATTGGTATTGAACATCTCTACCTTCAACAATTACACCAACGAGGATATTCAGCAGCTGACCAATGAGGTTATGGTCACTGCCGGACAGTTCGCAAAGCGGAAAGGAGTGGTATTTGCGTGAATTATTTTGAATATAACGGCACCAGTTCGTTGGATATGGGTCTGCGTATTGAAAGTAAAAACGTCTTTTCTGCTCCGGAGTACGAGGTGGACTTCCTTACTATCCCGGGCAGAGACGGCGAACTGATCGCCGGCCCGGGAAGGTATCCCAATGTGCAGGTGACCTATTCTGTGTTTCTGCCTGCCAAATCTACGCAGGAGCTGGCAGAAAAAATTACGGCTGTGAAGGAATGGTTGTATGAGGAGCCGGATCGATATCACGACCTAACCGATACCTATGATGCAGAGTTTTACCGGAAGGCGGTTTATGCCGGGAAACTGGATATCGAGGATGAACTGAACCGCATTGGTGTGTTTACCGTCAGCTTCTCCTGTCTGCCTTTCCGTTACAACTTGGCTGGCTCTCGCCCTCATAGCATCACCGCATCCGGTACTGTGCTGACAAACCCCTATATTACGGCAAGCAAGCCCTACCTCAAAATCTACGGCTCCGGACCGGTTACCCTCACCATCCAAAACAGTGCCGGGAACAGCACTTGGAACTTCCTTGACCTAGACGATTATATCGAAGTGGATTCTGAACTGATGAACTTCTACAAAGGTCCAGAACTGCGAAATGATATGGTCGTTGGGGACGGCTTTCCCAAGCTGTGCTGGGGACAAAACACCATATCTTTTACCGGGAATGTCTCTAGGATTGACATCCTGCCAAGGTGGGTGACCTTATGATCCCTGTACTGTTTCGAGCCAATTCGACAAATTTCGACACTTACGGCATCGGCGTTCTCCGGGACTGTACCTTCTGTGAGGTAACGGAGGAACGCAATGGTGCGTATGAGTGCCAATTCAAGTATCCTGTAACCGGCAGTTTGTATAAGGAAATCGTAAAGGAACGCCTGGTCAAAGCAAAGCCGAATGATACGGCGGCTGACCAGGTGTTCCGCATTTATCGCATTTCCACACCCATTAACGGGCAGATAACGGTGTATGCCCAGCATATCAGTTACGATCTGTCTGGCATCGCTGCTCTACAATTTGAAAGCGAATCCATTTCTCCCACCTTGGCGATGGAGCATATCTTTCAGAACACAGCAACACCCCATAACTTCACCTGCCAAACAGACTATTCTGCCCCCAAGGCGTTTTCTGTTACCAAGCCCCAAAGTGTGCGGGCTTGCCTCGGCGGCGTGGCCGGCTCCTTCCTAGATTTGTGGGGCGGCGAGTACGAATGGGATAACTTCAAAGTAATTCACCACCAAGGCCGTGGACAGCATACCGGTGTGGTCATTGAGTACGGTAAGAACCTAACCGCCCTGGAACACGACGATGATAATTCCGGTGCATACACGGATTTGCTTCCCTATGCAGTCCTAACGGCGGAGGACGGCACAGAAACGGCAGTAACCCTGCCGGAGGTGCTGATCCCCATTGTTGATACTACCTTGGTGCAGCGGAAGACACTCATCAAGGATTTCACCGAGCATTTCGGCACAGAAAGCCCGGTAACTGTTGATGGGCTACGGGCATACGCCAACAACTATCTGCAAAACAATCCGCTTGGCACGGCAATTCCTACGCTGACGGTTTCCTTTGAGCCTCTTTGGAAACAGCCGGAATATGCTGCTGTTTTGGAGAGAGTTTCCCTTTGCGACACCGTTACCATTCGGCATTCTGTGCTGGGGATCTCCGCAAAAGCAAAGGTCATAACCACCGTTTACGACACCCTGGCAGAGAAATATGTGTCTATCACTTTGGGTTCGGCAAAAGCCAATCTACTGAACACAGTATCCTCCACGGAAGCTGCCGTAGAGGAAGTTGTCTCCCAGGTGGATCGGTTTCCCACCTTGATGAATTCCGCCATCAAAAACGCCACAGGGCTAATCACCGGACAAACCGGAGGCTATGTGGTCATTCACACCGCCGATGATAACGGACAGCCCTATGAGCTTCTTATCCTGGATGCTCCTACCATTGAGGAGGCAGTAAATGTATGGCGGTGGAATGTGGGCGGCTTGGGCTTCAGCAGCAACGGCTACAACGGTCCTTATGAGACGGCTATCACCGCCGACGGGCAGATTGTTGCCAACTTTATCACTTCCGGCACACTGGTTGCCAACATCATCAAAGCCGGTGTCCTGCAGTCCCAGGACGGCTCGTCCTATTGGGATTTGGAAACTGGTGAGGTGGTGCTTCGTGCTTATGCGACCTCGGAAGAGGTGCAGGAGCAGAGTGACCGGATTACCGGAATTGAGGAGCAGAAGATGTACCGACTGGTCATTTCCAGCACCCACGGTAACATCTTCAAAAACGGCAATATCAAAACCACATTATATGCTACCGTCTTTTCCTGGGACGAGAACATCACGGATACCCTTGATGAAAATCAGTTTATTTGGACTCGTGTTTCGGACGATCCTGTGACGGATGCCGTTTGGAATGCAGCCCATTTCGGCGGTTCAAAATCCGTCGATATTACCGCAGAGGATGTGGATGTCCAAGCCACCTTCTTTTGCGATTTAATTGATACTACCACAAGAAAAAGCCTACTCGGCTAAATTAGGAGGTTTTATATGAGCAAGGCACAAGGTCAATTTACAATTGTTGACTACAATGACGCGTTAACCCTAACCGGTTATATCGGGTCCAATCTGGCAAAAACCCAGATGTACAACCCCGACAACGACACCTATACTCCCAACTGGGCTTCCACCAACCTGGTGCTGACTCCCAGTCTGTATGTGATCGGCACTACCACGGATCAGATTACTTCCAGTAGCGTTACCTCTGTGAAGTGGTACATTGGCAGTTCCAGCACCGCCATTACCTCTTCCGGCAACTACGCTCTGTCCGGCACCAAGAGCCATATCCTTACCATCAAGGGCAATGTGATGTCCGGTCAGCCCGGTATCGACTACCGTTGCGTTATTACCTACAAGGATGCTTCTACCGGCCTGTCCATTACCCATCCGCTGACCATTTCCTTCAGCCGGGTGGTCAACGGCTCCGGCATTACGGATCTGCTGGTTACCACACCTTCTGGCAATGTATTCAAGAACAACGAGGTGGCAACGCTGACTGCCAAGGCAGAACTGTGGCGCGGTAGCACCGTGGACATTACCAATGTCACCTACAAGTGGGCGATTATGGATTCCACTGTCACTTCCACCGGTGCTTCCGGCTACGATGCTGACTTCGGTACTGGTTGGCGCAAGCTGTCCGACACCACAGGTATGTACACCGGCGCTACCACTTCCACCATTACCATCTATGCGGCAGCGGTAGATAGCTATGCTGTATTTAAGTGCGTGGCCACAGACTCCGATTCCTCCTCCAACACCTACAACAGCAAGTTCGCTGATGTTGCCACCTTCATTGATAACTCTGACCCCATCCAGGTGGTTATTACCTCCACCGGCGGCGATGTATTCAAGAACGGACAAGGCAGCACGGTGCTGAAGGCGGTGGTCTATCAGGCAGGTGCGGAGATCGACGCAGAGGGCAAGGGCACTTATTCCTGGACCAAGTACAACAAGGATGGTGCGGTTGACACCTCTTGGGGAACTTCCGGCACAAAAACCGGTAAGACTCTGTCCGTATCCAACACGGATGTAGATACCAAGGCTACCTTTATGGTGGTCGTCACTCTGTAAGGAGGCTAGATTATGCGGGGCGTTGCACAAATTACAATCACGAATATTTGCGATGTTATTACTGCTGATGTTGCCCCGGAAAATCCCTATGTGGGTATGCTGTGGGTGAACACAGCGATTACGCCTCCGGAAACGATGGTGTGGGATGGTACTGCCTGGGTGCTTCAAAACGGCATCGAGGAGCTTCGGCAAACAGTAGCCACCCACACCACTCGTTTTGGTGAGTTCCAAAGCTCCATTGATGGTATGAACAGCTATGTTTCCAACCTAACGGAAACAGTGGAAACCATCACCACGGATTTGGGTGAAGAGCAGAGCAAGGTGCTGGAAATGCAGGAGCAAGTCTCTGAACTGCAACACTCCGTGGATGGGCTGACCGTTACTGTCCAGGAGCAGTTTGCCGGAGGCATTAACTATGTGCAGAATTCCGCGGGCCTAAACGGCATCACGGATGACTGGGTTCTTACCGGAACAGTGGCCACGGATAGCTCCACAGATGTGCAAAACAACACCACATCGGACTCCTGCTTTGTGTTGGGGGCAAACTCCACACTGAAGCAGACCATTACCGGTGTGGTTACTGGCACCTCTTATGCCGTTTCTGTCCGCGCCAGAAAGACAGCAGGCAGTTATAGCTCGTATCTGCGCGTACAGTACAATGGCAACAAATATGCCTATCTTTTCAACACGACCTCCACATTCGGCTGGACGGAATACCACGGGGTCATCCCGGATGTGCAGGACAGTACGCTGATTCTGTATATCTACAATCGTGCTGCCAGCCTATATGTCTCCGACATCATCATTGCGGAAGGTAGCACCATTCATAAGTGGACGCCGGCTCCCAACGAGATCTACACGACCGAGGTCAAAATAGACCGCCGGGGTATCGAGGTTTCCAATGCCGACTCTGCCCAGCGGACGGTCATTAACAACACCGAATTCTCCGGTTATTACAACGAGGAGAAAATCTTTACCCTGAACAAAGATGAAACCATAACCAAGAAAACCACCGTGGATGGCGAATTAACGGTGGGTAGAACCAAGTTTGTGCCGATGCCAACTGCATCGGATGGCTTGAATATTGTTATTCTGGACTAAGGAGGTAAGGCTATGGCAACAGGAAAATCCAGCTCTTTTGAAGTGTCCGGCACCAAAGGCGTAACCGGTAAAATCTTTTGGTCTGAAACCTACGACACAAGGACAAATACATCGGTTGTGACCATTACCAATTTGCAATTTAAGAATTCTAACTGGTATGGCTTTACTTACTATCTCAATGGCTCACTAAAAATCAACGGCACAACGGTTGTTACATTCTCCTCCATACAAGGTTCGCATAGCGTAAGACCCAGTGCGTTGAACACCTATACTTCAGTTAATGCCAATGGTGACTATGCTGGCGCTCCGTGGGGAACGGTAACAGTCAACCACGGTGCTGATGGCACGGGTACTTGCCCCATTGCCATAGATGTTACCGGCATACAAGTCAACGACCAAGGCGGTAGTGGTTGGAAGGTAACGGGTACGACGAATATAACCCTTACAAACATTGACCGGACAGCCCCTACCATCTCTTGCTCCATTTCCAATATTACGGCGGATGGTTTTAAGATAACGGCCAACTCCTCTGCTAATGTGGATCTGTGGAGCTATAGCCTTGATGACGGCATTACAGGCAATGATTTCTCTACCACCGCCAACACCTCCGCTTCAACAACAGTTACAGGGCTAACGCCCAATACGACCTATGCCGTGCGTGTAGCTGCTCGTAAAACAAGCAACTATGTATACGGTGAGTCAAGCGCCATCTCAGTAAAAACCCTTGGTGGTGCGGCATTAAACAGCGTGTCCACCGTAACGGCAGATAACGCAACAGTTACGATTACGCTCAATGTCACTGTTTATGAGCCTTCCTACACCCACACGCTTGCCTTAACCTATGGTGGCACAACCCATCTGACCATTACGGGTATCAGT